GGTGTCTCTTTGGCGGATTCACAGGCGGCCTTCACTTTGTCGATTCCCACCGTGATCCCCAGGGAGGGGTTGGCCTTCTTCCACACCTTTGGGTCGGTCCAGTCATCCTGCTCCCCAGCCCCGTAGATGACAGGGTAAAACGTGGGGTCATGCTTCCGCCCTTCCAGGATGTCCATGGCCTTCTGATGGACTTCATAGCAGATGCTGTGGGTATCCGTCCCGGCTGTGGTAATGAGAAAATACAGGGGCTGCATCCGGGCATCCCCGGAGCCTTTGGTCATTACATCAAAAAGCTCTCGGTTGGGCTGGGTATGGAGTTCATCGAACACCACCCCGTGGATATTAAACCCGTGCTTGGAATAGGCTTCTGCTGAAAGGACCTGGTAGAAGCTGTTGGTGGGACGAAACACCATCCGTTTCTGGGAGGACAGAATCTTGACCCGCTTGCTGAGAGCCGGGCACATCCGGACCATATCGGCCGCTACTTCAAAAACGATGGAGGCCTGCTGCCGGTCTGCGGCACAGCCATAGACTTCGGCCCCTTCTTCCCCGTCCCCGCAGCAGAGCAGGAGTGCCACAGCTGCGGCCAGCTCACTGTTATGGGTCGGTATAAAAGACCGCCCTGCAAGGTAGCAATGGCTCCGGCTGTCCACCTGGATACACTGCATGGGGACTTTTTCCTTCATCGGCTCGATGTTCTCCAGATAATGGAAAAGGGAGCGTGTCTTTTTCACACGTTCCCTCTTCCGGCTGCTTTTTCTTTTCAGTTGTGATGTCGGTTGGTCAGAAAATGAAGTGAACCGGATGACATAGAGCGTTTCCCCGGTGGGTTTGCCATACCGCAGGGAAGGCCCTTCCGTCATGGCGTTCTTGATGCCAAGACTCCAGAGCAGTTCCCGCACATCAAGGGCAAGCTGCCTGATCGTGCTGGTATAGGTACTCTGTGCTTTTTTGTCCCCGATGCTCCCGTCAGAATCCACAAGGCCCTGGAGAAGTCGCCAGCGCTGTGCCTCGGATGCCCGAAGATATTCCGGACGGATCCTTTTATCCCGGAAGGTCGGTACGAGGATGTCCCGCAATTCATCAAAATACACCACATCGCTCCCGCCGCACTTCTGTGGATAGCGGTTATGCGTTTCATAAGGAATATGGGACAGGACTTCTTCCACGTCCTCTGTCCGGATGGTGATGCAGGGTTCGTTGGCACATCCATTCCCCAGCCAGTATCCGTAAAGGTACGGATCAAGGGGGAACTGTGCGGGAAGCGTCTGCAGAGGGCTGGCAACGGGGATTCGGATTAAGGACCGACGCGCTTCGGGGGTTCCTGTAAAACGTTCTCTGTATGCCCTGACCTTTTTATAGATCTCTCCTGTGGTCCATTCCTTTTTCTTCCGTTTCCCGTGAATGTATTCCACATCCCACAAATGGCGCTTTCCGGCCACAATGGAGGAACCGTCCCGGAAGGTCAGGCGATAGGCCTGTTCCGTGTCATCCACCGCGCTTTTGGCCACGATATGGCAAGGGGTTCCCGTTTCATCAAATACCCGGTCTCCCACCGTAAGTTCTCCCATGGTCTTCCAGCCATCAGGAGTCGGGATCGGCGTATCAAGGGCCAGCTGCTTTCCCTGCTTCTTGGGGATCTCGATATAAGCCGTGTTAAACTGCCGATAGCCATTGGGCTTTACCGTCCCGAACAGATCTCGGATAATCTGTTCCTGCCAGTCAATCAGTTCGAAAGGATGGCCGGCCCAGGTCCCCTTGGTGTGGCACAGGCTCTCGATGAAGGCTACGGCGTAATCTGCCAGTTCCTTGTTATAGGTGGACGTTTTGGCTTTGAATTTGGTGGGCTTGTACTTTTTAAGTTTCCGCATGGGGCCTCCCTCCTTTCATAGAAAATACCCATAAGAAAAGGAGCCTGCAGGCTCCTTGTTTATCCCCGTTTCTCAAAGGCTGAAGAGGAAGGCGGGGACTTTTTCGTATTCGCCGGTCTGGAAATCCCGTTTGGATCCGTGGACTTCGGTCATGCCTTTCAGGGTGCATCCCATCTGGGTGAAGGCCCAGGAAACCTGGATGGCGCTGGACCAGGTGGAGGAGAAGGTGAATTCCGTCACCCCAAATTCCCGGAAAATCCTGATGACTTCTTCCGGCTTCCGGTAGGTTCCGGAAAGGTCCAGCCGGCTGTTCCCCTGCTGTTTCATCTCGCTGTAAAGCCGCATCATGTCTCCGAAGGCTTCCCCTTCCACCCGAACTTCCTGGAGAAGATCCTGGTGGGAATCCTGGCAGGCGTCCATGGCCTTGGTATCTCCGGCTTTTTCTGCTGCATCAAACTTTCTTTCCAGTTCCTCGTGCCGTTCGTAGAATCTTTCCAGCATTTCCATCTTTGTCATTTTGTTTTCCTCCTTGTGATTGTGTACCTTTGCCTTTTGGCATGTACATATATCACTCTAAAGACAGAGAATAGCAAGTAAGTATACAAGGAGAGAAACAGGGCCTTGCGGCCCCATTCCCTGCCTGTGGCTACCGCCTTCAGGCGGCATTTCTCCAGGCGGAATTCCCGGCCAGGTGTTTCAGCATGTGCAGCCGGCAGGTCTTGAATTCGTCTCCGATGAGCCCCAGCCGGAGCATCCAGCACCGGAAGGCGTATTTTTCGTTGTCCGTTTCCGTCTTTCTGGAGGAGGCTTTCTTCTGGGTCAGGGCCTGATGGGCCACCGCCAGGCAAAACTGGATGTATGCCTTGATCTCCCCGGCGTGGAGGGTGCCGTTGAAAAGCCGGAACTCTACCGTCCCTTTGGTAAAGGTGGCGTGGAGGTTGAGGCCGTGGTACCGGCTGCTGTTGTAATGGTTTTCTCTGCCAAAGGGTGCCTGGAGGTACCACACATCGGCGAAGGCTTCCATGGTCTTGGGCTGTTTTTTATTCAGTTCATTCAGGAATTCTGCATCCGTTTTCCGGCAGTATCTGCCTTCCCGGATCGGGTCGATCTGGAGGGCATGGTAGATCATGTCTTCCTTGCTGGCCATCAGGTTCACCAGGTTCCGCAGGGTTTTCGGGGTGAACTTCTCGGCACCCACATGGATGTGGATCCCGCAGGAAGTGTTCACCATGGCCCCTGCTTTTCTCAGGGTCCGTACCATTTCCTGCAGCTTCGGAATGTCGTCGTAGGAAAGGATGGGGCTCACCACTTCCGTGCGGTATTCCGTAGAGGCGCTTTCAATCCGGCCGCCCACTTTTCTCTGGGCATGGATGCTGGAATCGCTCATGACCTTCCAGGTCCGGCCCAGGTCGTCGGTGGCGGTCCAGGTGTCGTAGACTCCGCCCTGGTGGGTTCCCCAGCCTGTTCCGAAGAAACCGGCCATCAGGTTGGCAGCCTTTTCTCTCGTAATCCCCGTCATTTCCATTTCAATTCCGAAGTGCAGTGTTTTCATAATTCTCGTCATCCTTTCGCTAAGGTTGTGTGTTCTTTGGCATGTGTATATATCACTCTAAACGCACATAATAGCAAGGGATTTTGAGAATAATTATTAACTATTTTGCTTCTTTATTCAGTTTCTGTACTTTATCCACCCCATGGATCACATTCAGGTGGGATCCGTTGTCCCAATCCACCAGAAGGGACCCCATATCGTCCACACCGGTCACCGCTCCTTCCGTCCCCAAAGGCGGCGCCTGGGAATCATCCATCCGGATCAGCCGGACCCGGGTGCCGGCAGGGTACTCCCGTTTCAGGAATTCCAGCATCTCTTTATTGAGAAATCTCATGGCATTTCACCCCATCCCGATAAGCTGCCGATCCCCTGAGGTTTTCCAGCAGGATCTTCCGGCATTCCTTGTATTCCTGTCCGATGAACCCCAGCCGCAGGAGGAAGCATCGGAAGGTGTATTTCTCATTGAGCACTTCGTGCTCTTTGGCGATGATCCGTTTGGATTTCTTGGCCATTTGGCAAAGGGCTGTCACCAGTTTGGCATAGGCCTGGGCTCTGGCGCTGTCAGTTCCATGGAACCATGGGAAAGAAATCTTCCCGTCAGAGCGTTGGATGGTCAGGTCATCGGTCCCCAGGGCCTTTTTGAAAAGGCTAGCTTTGGAAGCCACCAGGTTCTGAAGTTTGGTAAACTCCTCTTCCGTCAGATCGTCCGGCAGGGAAATGGTCAGGGTATCGGCCCCCTCCGTTTCCGGTTCTTCTGCTGGTTCCAAATCATCCTGAGCCGATTCTGTTTCCGGGGTTTCTTCCGGTTCCTCCACCGGTTCCGTGGTCTCCGGAGTCGTTTCCTCTAAAAAATCCACCGGTTCTGCAGGCTGGATTCCCAGGTTCACCAGTTCCTTCACCACCTTTTGGAGAAGGTCGGCGTCTTCACATTCCACGGTTCCGAATTCCTCCACCCGAATGCTGCCGATCTGGTAGGCCCGGGTGGGAAGAAACAGGTATTTCGCCTTTGTGCAGGTAATGTCGCTGATGGCCTGCACCAGTTCTTTTCTCGCTGCACCTTGTCTGTAGTATTCAACCTTCATTTTTAGTACCTCCTTAGGGTATTTTGGTACTGTTATTAATCACTCCAAAGGCGAATAATAGCAAGCAAAATGTGGCCCTTTTTGTACTTATTTTTCCGCACCTGCCACTTCCTGGTAGGTGCACTTTTTCCCGTCCCGAATCACATACACACTTTCTTTCTCCGTTTCATGGGAAGCCAGGTACCGCTTCACCGCTACATCCACGAACTTGGGTTCCAGCTCCACCCCATAACAGATCCGGCCCAGCTGGTCGCAGGCCATCAGGGTGGAAGCAGACCCCAGGAACCCGTCCAGCACCACCCCGTTGATCTGGCTGCTCAGCTTGATCAGATAGGCCAGCATGGGCACGGGCTTGCTGGAGGGGTGGCCGAAGCCGTCCTCCTTGCTGTTCTTGATCCCGTCAAACTCAAAGACCGCTTTCTGTTTCTGGTCCCCGTACCAGTTGTGCTTCCCGTCTTTCCGCCACCCGAAGATGATGGGCTCCATGTTGAACTTCCAATCGGTACGCATAAAGGGAGCTTTGGGCTTCTTCCAGATGAGCCCTGCCCCGACCTTAAAGCCTGCATCTTCGAAGGCATCGTAGAACACCCGGGCCTTCATGGTGGCATAGAACACATAGATGGAAGCATCCGCCGCCATGGTTTCATGGAAGCAGGTGAATGCCTTCTTCAGGAACTCGTACCCTTCCTGGTCGTTCAGGTCATCGTTCTTGATCTTCCCGGAGGTGCTCCGAAGGTTGACCAGGTACGGGGGATCCGTCAGCACCAGGTTGGGTTTCACCCCGTCCATGAGCTGAGCATAGGTTTCTGGCTTGGTGGAATCCCCGCACAGGACCCGGTGCTTTCCCAGCTGCCAGAGGTCTCCGTCTTTGGAAAACACCGGCTTCTGGAGTTCTTCTTCCACGTTGAAGTCGTCTTCTTTGGCTTCTGTTTCTTCATCGAAGATATGGGCGATTTCGTCATCGCTAAAGCCGGTGAGACTCACATCAAAGTCCGCTCCCTGGAGGGATTCAATTTCCACCCGCAGCATTTCTTCGTCCCATCCGGCATCCAGGGCCATCCGGTTGTCGGCCAGGATGTAGGCTTTCTTCTGGGCTTCGGTAAGGTAGTCCACCAGGACGCAGGGCACTTCTTTAATCCCTTCTTCCCGGGCTGCCATCACCCGGCCATGGCCGGCGATAATGTTCTTGTCCTTATCGATGATCACCGGGTTGATGAACCCGAATTCCCGGAGGCTGGCCCGGAGCTTGTTGATCTGTTCCGGGGAATGGGTCCGGGCATTATTTACATAGGGGATCAGCTCATCAATGGGGATGAGCTTCATCTCTTTGGTTGTTTTTTCCATACTTTCCTCCCTGTCATACCTTCCGCGACCGCAGCAGCCGCTCCATCACGTCATCCTGGGGCGTGTTGCCGGCAAACTCCACGGAGCAGTTTTCCTTCACCACCTGGTAGATCTGATACCAGATCTGGTTCACCTGCTTCATGTAGTTCTGGCCCATGGTCACGTATGGAGAAGCAATGGCCGCATTGGTGGTGGGGTGCTTGGCCAGAAAGCCATATTCCGAAATGGCATGTTCGCACTGGATCCACCGGGACACCGCCATGGCGTACTGGCTGATGAGCTGAGGGCTTACCAGTTTCTCGCAGTGCCGGGCTTTGAGCCACAGCCAGGTTTCCCGGTAGATTTCTTCCGCCTCCAGCTTCCCGCCGTTCCGCTGCTTTTCCTTCATGTAGGCTTTGGGTTCCGGCATATCTTCTCCGTTAAGGTCCGCCCCTTCCGGCAGGTCCATCACTTTGAGAGGCCGTTTCCCCGGATTGTCCGGCAGTTTATCCAGCAGGGCCCTGGGTTTCCGCCCCTGGCCGACTCTGAGTCCGCCCCGCATGGTTCCGTCTTTGGCTATTTTTCACACCCCCCTTATTTCCATGGGTCAATACCTTGTTTGAATACGCGTTTTTTGCGCGCGTGACCCCTCGCCCGTTCTGGCTTTCCGGGCTTCCAGAGATTCATACGCCCCCTGGGTATATCACTTTGTTTCAGATTTATCATTCTGATAGTCCACTTTTTCTTGTGACTTTTTGGTGCCATCGATCTCCTCTTTGGGCATGAATCCTTGCGTGACAGGCTTTGCATAGGGCAATCAGGTTGTTCCAGGCATGGGTGCCGCCTTCCGCCAGCGGTTTCTTATGGTGAACTTCTTCCGCCACCACATACCGGTCATGCTTCAGACACAGTTCGCAAAGAGGATGGCTGGCTACGTAAGCATCTCGGATCTTCTTCCAGGTCCGGCCGTACCGTTTTTTACTCACAGGACTGCGTTCATACTTTTCGTACCGCTTGGCGATGATCTTCTGATGCTTCTCACAGTACCGACCGTCCGTCAGGTTCGGGCAGCCTGGATAAGAACAGGGGCGTTTCGGTTTTCTGGGCAACGCTGCCACCTCCCTTCGGGCATGAAAAAAGCCTTGTAGGATTCTTATATCCCGCAAGGCTTCTCTTTATTCCCTTTTCTGGTGATTCTATCATACCACGAAGGGGCTGTTGAATTCTAGTGCATTGTTACTGCATTTTACTGCACTCCTCCAAAATTTTTTCAACGGCTGCCACCCCATCACTGTGGACGGCATAAACCCACCGGATTCCTTTGCCCATGCTCCGGGCAATATCCTCCCAGGCATCGAAGTGGATGTACCGGTCCCGGAGGACCAGCCGCTGGGCTTCGTCTTCCACCCGGTCGATGACCTGGCCGATCTCATACTTCAGGTCCACCAGCCGGTCCACTTCCTGGTTGATCTCCTGCTCCCGCTCCCAGATCTTCTCGATGGTCCGGACGAAGGGAGCTTCCGTGGGCCGGTTGGGGTTGTGGCTTTCTTCCAGGCCGGCTGCGGAGATCCCCAGGCACAGGTGCCGGAGCTCAGCCACCTCCCGCAGGTTGCTCTCTATTTTCTTATCCAGGTAGAATCCCTGTTGCAAGTACTCTTTCGCGTTCATGCTTTTCCCTCCAAATCCGCTTTGACGGCTTCAATCAGAGCCGCCTGGGAACTGTCCTTCTTCTCCAGGGACTTCAGGATCCGTTCATCGATGGTGCCTTTCGTCACGATGTGCTGGACGATGATGGTCCTGCTTGTTTGCCCCTGCCGCCACAGCCTGGCCACCGTCTGCTGGTAGAGTTCCAAACTCCAGGTGAGCCCGAACCAGATCAGGATGGACCCGCCCTGCTGCAGGTTGAGGCCGTGACCGGCAGAAGCCGGATGGATCAGGGCCACCGGGATCTTCCCGGCATTCCAGTCGGCAAAGTCCTTGCTCTCCTTCAGCTCCCTGGCTTCCATCCTCTGACAGATTCGTTCCCGGTCGTGCCGGAACCAGTAGGCCACCAGCACCGGCCGTCCATTGGCGCTTTCCACCAGATCCTCTAGGGCATCCAGTTTCCGGTCATGGAGATGGATGGTCTGCCCTTCATCGGTGTAGATGGCTCCGTTGGCCATCTGGGTCAGCTTCAGCGTAAGGGAAGCCGCATTGGCTGCCGTCACTTCTCCATCCGGCAATTCCAGCACCAGGGACTTTTTGAAGTCATTATACCGCTTCCGCTCCGAGTCCGAAAGATTGACCTCGGTTTTCACACGCACCAAATCCGGCATCTGCAAATAGTCTGTGGCCTTCATGGACACGGTAATGTCCGAAATCTTCTTGTAGATGGCGTCCTCTGCTCCCGGCAGGGGCTTGTAGGAAAACACCACCATCCCGTTCTGTTTGTCCGGCTGGAAGTAGGTGTTTCGGTACTGGCTGGTGTATT